AAGAAGTAAGAAAGAATCCATGAGAGTAAAGCATATAATTCGTGCATTAAAAAGTTCAATGGCTGCTAAAAAGAAAGGATCTGATCCAGGTCCAGGTCAAGGAGGAATATTTCTAAAGGCACCTGATGTCTTTCAGTTAAGATATTTACATAATGGTAAGGAACATCCATTCTTAAATAGTTTTAAACATTGTGCTTTAACTGGTATGAATGTAAATTATACAAATAGTGGCACATTTGCATCATATAGTGATGGTACACCTGTCAGTATTCAAGTTAATTTAACATTCAAAGAACTCAATCCAATTTATCAGCAAGATTACGATGGATTCAATTCAAATGATGACTTAGGTGTTGGTTTTTAATGGCAGTTTTTAATTTTCCAGATAGTCCAAGTATTAATGATGTTTATACTGATAACGGTGTATCATGGAAGTGGACTGGAACCGTTTGGAAAAAATTAACTCAATTAGGTTCAAAGGGTGATAAGGGTGATGGTGATAAAGGAGACAAGGGTGTTAAAGGTGACAAAGGAGATAAAGGAGATAAGGGTCAAAAAGGTGTAGATGGACAGGACGCTACTGGAACTAAGGGAAATAAAGGAGACAAGGGTGATAAAGGTCAAAAAGGTGAAATAGGAGTAAAAGGTGATAAGGGAATAAAAGGAGAGATAGGAACAGGTGGGACTAAAGGGGACAAGGGTGATAAAGGACAAAAAGGTGAAGGAGGAATAAAGGGTAATAAGGGAATAAAAGGAGAGATAGGAACAGGTGGAACTAAAGGAGAAAAAGGTGATAAAGGTCAGAAGGGTGATAAAGGACAAAAAGGTCAAGATGGAACTGGTGTGGATGGATCTAAAGGAGATAAAGGTGATAAAGGTAACAAGGGCGTTCAGGGTGACAAAGCAGGAATGGTGTATGAAACAAGTGGTTATACACCTTCTCCATCGTCTGGAAAATTTTCACATTTTGCACAAAGTGAGGGAGGTGGCACAGGAACTAGTGGTGGACAAATGGTTGCAAGTGTATCAGTTGTCACAAAATTATACTTCAATAAAACAAGTAAAGATGGTGCAAATGTTCTTGATTATTTGTTGAAATCAGATGATAGTACATCTAATATTCATAGTTTTATAGAAATTAAATCAAATACAAATGGCGATTCATCTTATGCGATATATGAGGTAACAGCAGCAACTGCAGGTTCAGATTTTGTTCCATCTCCACCAGTAGCAAACCAAATGGCAGTGCTTACTGTTCAGAATGGAGTAGGAACATTACCATCATCAGGAGAGGATGTCGTAATTAATGTTTTGAGAACAGGTGATAAAGGACAAAAAGGATTAGATGGAACTGGTGCGGATGGTATTAAAGGAGATAAAGGCGATAAGGGTAATAAAGGAGAAAAAGGTAATAAAGGAGAAAAAGGTGATAAAGGGCAGAAGGGTGAAGATGGTACGGAGGGTACTAAAGGAATTAAAGGAGATAAAGGTGAAAAGGGAGAGAAGGGTGATAAGGGTGAGAAAGGTCAAAAAGGTGTTGATGGTAATAGTATAAAAGGAACTAAGGGAGATAAAGGTGAGAAGGGAGAGAAGGGGGATAAAGGTTTAAAGGGTAATGAAGGTCCAGCAGGTCCAGCAGGTCCATCAACAGGTGCGTCTGTTAACATTGGAACCACAGCACCAACTTCAGGAGTAAACACTGGAGACTTATGGTATGATAGTGATGGGGGTGATTTATATGTTTACTACAATGATGGTAATACATCACAATGGGTATCAGCCTCTTCACCACAAGCAACAAAAGGACAGAAAGGTGAGACAGGAAGTGCTGGAACAGGTCCAGCAGGTCCACCAGGTCCAACAGGTTCACCAGGACCAACAGGTTCACCAGGTTCTGATTCAACAGTGGCAGGACCACCAGGACCACCAGGACCAGCAGGTGCTGATGGTGCTGATGGTACTAATGGACAAGATGGATCACCAGGTGCTGCAGGGCCACCAGGACCACCAGGTTCAGATGGAAATGATGGTTCACCAGGATCACCAGGTTCACCAGGTTCAGATGGCACTGCAACAATAAACAACAATGCAGATAATAGAATCATTACTGGTTCAGACACTGCTGGTGAACTTAACGGTGAACAAAATTTTACTTATGATGGAAGTGATGCAGTATTAAGTCATACCAATGGGTATATAAATTTAAATCCAAGTGATGGTTCTATCGAAATTACTAGACCTACTGGTGGTGCATATATTGACTTTAAGAATTCAACAAGTGAAGATTATGATGTAAGAATCGCACAAAATGGAACAGGCAGTGGTCTTCAAATCACTGGTGATCTTGATGTTACTGGTACAATTACTGGTTCAATAGCAGCATCAGTAGTAAAACAAATTAGAGAGGCTGCCTCTCTTGGACAGTCAAGCACTGGAACGACTTATACAGATAAAGTTACGTTAACTATGACTGTTCAAAACAATTCGAGAGTACTGATAATTTCATCTTATGAACTTGCATCTTCAACTCCATTTGGTTCAGGTAATAATACTGTGGCTCAAACTCTCAAAGTTAATGGAAGTTTTGTAAATGATACAATCACAAACGCTCATAACGGTTATTTCTCTTACAGTGGATCCAAAAAATACGATATTTTTTATGACGCTGCTAATGGTGCTGGTAGTAGATCTTATAAAATACAATGGAAAAGAACAAGTAGTGGGCAGGGATATATTAGGAATGCTAGAATTTTAGGAATAGAATTAGGGATTGGTCCTTAATTAATAAATAATTAAAAATTTTTATGTCTGTAGAAAAAATTTACTTTAATAGACAACTCATTCATCCTAGTTATACCACAGATGAACGAGTTGGACTATCAAGCGAAACAGGTTCGATGATATTCAACTCGACAACTAACAAGATGGAATATTTTGATGGGTCAAGTTGGGTAGAATTATAATAACGAATATAAATAATTAAAAAGAAATGTCATATTTTAAAAAATTACCAAATATATTATATCAGTCTCCATTACCAGACAAATCTTCAACTGGTGATCTAATAGAGATTAAAAATATTTTTCGTAGATCTAAATTATATGATTACCTAAAAGATAATGCTACATTATTTAATAAGTATATTATTGAAGATGGTGATAGACCTGATACGATAGCACAGGAATTATATGGTAGTTCCCGTTATGATTTTGTCGTAATATTAACTGGAGGTATTATAAACATTAATGACGAATGGCCTCTACAAGATTATCAGATGTATGATGTTGCGTTAAGTAAGTATGGAACTGAAGCAAAAATGAATGAAATTCATCATTATGAAACATTTGAGATCAAAGATAGTCAAGGTCGTCAAATATTACCACCAAATTTAATTGTTGATAGTACATTTAAGATTGATGGTAGTGCACTTAGATTTGGAGGAAATCGATTTAATTTAATATCAGAAGCAGGTAATACACAATTAGATGATAAAAACGAATATACCGTTGCGACTGATAATATTGCTAGACCTATTACTAACTTTGAATTTGAGATTTCTCTTAATGAAAAGAAAAGAAGAATAGATTTATTAAGACCATCATATTTACAAACATTTGTTAATGATTTAGAGGATGTAGTTAGATATAGTAGAAGTTCAAGTTACATCACAGGAACATTAGCATCTACAGAATTAAATAATTTAACGTCATAAAAAAAGGGGGTCGTTTGACCCCCGTGTAATTATTCTTCCGCTAGTTTCTGGAAGTACGATAATGCATCGTCATCATCTTCATTTACCGAAGACGGTGTTGTTGATACAGCAGCGGTAACTAATTCCTCTGCAGCTCCACGATCATTATCTTCTTCAGCGACTTCATATTCTGGTGTTGCTGTTTTCTTGTTGCCAAGAACATAATCTAAACGAGTCTTCAACTCTTCATAAGTCTTGAACTGGTCTCCTGCAACTAACTCAGCGAGAGAGAATTGCTTCTTCCACAATGACTCAAGAGCATCGTCATCATTAAGTAATGGACTCACAGCAGCGAACTCAGAACTGTCGTAGTTTCTGTAACCTGCTACGTTCTTTGCTTTTAACTTGAAGTTAGCACCTTGCCAGAAATCAAATGGATCGATTGCTTCCTCATCCTCAAACTCAGGTTGCATTGCTGCAGTTAGTTTGTCAAAGATTTTCTTACCATACTTGAATAAGAATACTTTACCTTCGTTCTCAGGATTTGCAGGGTCTTTAACCACATAGACATTAGAAACATATGTCAACTTACGCTTCTGCTTTCTTGCAGTTTCTTTTCCAAGATCAGTACCATTATTCCAGAGTAAAGAATTATACTCAGAAACAGGGTCTTTCTGTCCTAGTGTGGTAAGAGAGTTCTCAATATACCACCCACCAGGTCCTTGAAATGCGTGAGAATATAGTTTAACGAAAGGTAGGTCTTCATTTTCAGGTGCGGGTAGAAAACGAATAACAGCATAGCCGTTACCACCTTTATCTACATCTAATTTCCATATGCGGTCATCTGCGTTACCGCCTGTGTTATTCATCTTCTCGACTTCTTTTACTAACTTTGCTGTTAGTGAGCCAAGTTTAGACTGTTTTTTTAGGTCTTTAAAAGACATTTGGATACCTCGGATAAATTGGATACGTTGGATAGTTGGATTATAACAGATTAATTCTTAAAGGTCAAGCTGTGTTTTCAAATTGTCAATAGTAGTTGACATTCCAGAAAATAATAATGACATATCAGTTCCCTCTGGAAAACCAAGAAGTTGTACTGATTGCTCTAAGTGTTCCTTTAACACTATTGCTTCTGGATCTTTTGATAAACTAATGCGTGTGTACATTAGTCTTTGCTTTTCTAATAATTCAGTAAGTTTTTCAATATGTTCAAGTTTGTCTTCACGACTCATTGTGCCAAATTTGAAGGCATTTCCGTATATCTCTGCCTGTAAAGCATGGATATCTTCTAGTCCTTCTTTGACTATATCAGAATCAAAAAATTCACTCATTAATAATTTCCCTTAAGATTTTTTTAAATTGGAACACATTTATATTTAGGAAAGGTTTATACTTCTTAATTTTAAGACTGACGGTTTCCCATACTGGGTCTTTTAATTTTTCATCAAACTTTTCCGAAAATGCAAAAATGATATCAAATATTACAAACGTCTCTAAACATATATCTCCACCTAAAAATCTCTTCAATATAATTGGGTGCCCTTTCTTGCATTCTAATACCTTTTCTAAATTCTGGTTCTCAAGAAGTTGACTTGATTGTTCTTTGAAGAGATAAGATATACTTTGTTGTCTTCTCATCCAATCAGAATATGTTCTTTCTCCAGAATTAATTATCTCTCCTATCCACAGATTTTTTGGATTATCTGTAGTAACAAAGTTTGCTAATAGAAAATTAACAATTTCATCATCAGAATACTTTCTTGATGTTTTCTCAAACCAATACTTGTCTTTTCTCTTATTAAAAGATGTAACAGTAGCACTGGATTTTCCACCATATCTAAAGAAATCATACTTACGATTTGTAAAATGATTTTTCATTGAAAGATATGATTGATAGGTCTCAAATGGTGTCACTTTCATCAACTTCTTCCAAATTACCAAGTTCTTCAATTGCATCTACAGGTACTTCAACACCTGCAATGCGATACCAGTGCTGTTCAACACCGATACTATCAGGACGCACACCGATATATTCTAAATCTTTGAATGTGTGCTCACGTAACATCGCTTGTAAACGATGATGCATCAATTCTTTTTGTGTAGGCATTATAAAGGTAATTTTGCTCTTGACGTAGGTTTCATAAAGTTAAGTCTCGTTGCATCCCACTTCAATCTTTCCTTCAGTGGTTTTGAGATTAACTTCGATACTGATTCTACCTCAATATTGTTAGTTTCGCAATAGTAACAGATTGCATCGATATAATTAAAGTCTTCTTCTTCCTTTACAATTTTTTCGATTTCCATTGCAAACTTGGAAGGAGTCAAGAATTTGTTCTCGATTGCCTGTTCTAATTCTTTACTAGGTTCCATAGAGTTCCAGTTTATCTTGAACAAATTTGTTAATGTATTCTCCGAGGAGTTTGATGTACTTTGCTTTG